CTTTCCACGTAGTAGTGGTGGTGATCTTTCCTTCTGGTACTGGCATTATTCCTTCTCCTTAATCCATTGTGCTAGATCCTGTATGACCCAAGCCTTTTCTATACCGGAGTTGCGACGCTTAACCACAACATAATGCAGTGGCACTTCCCCTATACCACGTGCCTTAGCGTAGTTAAGCGCCTCAACTTCGGCTTCAGCCCAGAACTCTGGTAAGTTCACGGACTTTCTATTCTTGAGTTCTAGTATGTAAGTCTTTCCCGCGACTACGCACACCAGATCTCCTTCATCCTTAGCACCTGCCTTCGTTAGCCTTTCAGCTAGTAATCCAACAGAGCGTAAGAATTTCATTACATCAGTCTCGAACTGAGCACCTTTGCGGCCATTAGGATTAGCCATCTTTACCCGTATCGTAGACTGCTTTACCATCTTCATCAAAAGTTACCTTAAGAATCTTTAGATCTATTAGCACAAGGATAAGGTTACGCATATCATTACGCAACTGATTGATCTCATTCTTCAAGTACTGAATCTCAGTTTGTTGCTTCGACATTGTATCCTCCTGAATATCCGTGTTGCTGATCTCTTCTAAACATATTACCCCAGACAGGATCGTCTGTGATCTGACACGCTGCGTAGTTTACATACAAGGTTGCATAGTCTGATGCGTCAGCAGTGTGTGGTCCAAATCTATTCTTCACCGCAGCAACCTTCAGGGTTGCCTGGTTGGGATCATAGCCCAGCGTTAGGATCAACGCCGGTAATTGACTTACCTTACCGTGAATTGCACGTCGTGCTGATGGGTTAGTAGGGTTGCCATACTCACTTTGTTCTGACACGTGATGTAGCACTAGCACACAAGCCTCAGTCTTACGAGCCATATCGTGTAACTCCATCATAATCGCACGTAACCCAGCCCATTCGTTGTCAGTCTCAGCTGCAACGTTCATCAGGTTATCTATCACAATTAACTCTGGCGCTATTCCGTATAGTTCTATGTAAGCCTTGATCTCTAACTCAATGTCATCTAGCGATGGTGATGAGTCGAAGACCCACTTGATGTGCTTTAACTTATCAAAGTGTTTATCGTAGTGATGAGTGTTCTTAGAAAGATTGCCTTCTACTGACAACTGTGTATGACCAGATGTGTGAGCAGCAGCTCTCATCATCACAGTTGTAGTGTCAGTATCGGCTGAAAAGAATAAGGTTGGAACTTCTGACTTGATCGCATAGATCAGAGCGAACATAGACTTGCCTGCATTCGGTGCTGCTGCCACCATACATACTTGCCCACGTCTGAATCTAATCTGCTTAACCCCTAGAGGTTTCCACACGTCAGGAAGTGGCGTTGCTTTGGTAAGCACACCACCCCAAGCGCGGGATAGATCAAGCAATTCGTTCCTCCTTAATTGTTATCTTTCTTTCACGTCGGATGCGCCTGCGCTCACCCTCGGTAATGCCTCCCCAAATGCCGAAGTATTCATTCTGTATTCCCCACTCAGCACACTCTGACTGATGTGGACATCTTCTACAGATTGATTTAGCCATTACCATTTCGGTAGTGTTATTACTTCCAGCTTCCTTCTCAGGGAACCAGAAGTCCCCACCTACACTTGCACATAACGGAGCCTCGTACTTTGCTGGCTCCCGCATTTTATCGGATAAAGATAGGGTCGCACTTGTCCATAGCACCCTTTGGTGCTGAACACATATGAGCCTTCCAAGGTCCTCGTGCTGATGTTCCTTCACGGTAGTTCATTGCACCGTGACGACAGACTGGTGCATCACCTACCGGCGTTGCATTAAATGCCTGAGCAACTGATGCCACTGTTGGTGCTGGAGCGTGTGATGCACCGACACCTAGTTCGATTGCAGTTGCTTTAATGTTAGCTGCGTTCATTGCGATATCTGCTAGTCCTGATTCTAGTTCAGCAACTGATGCAGCATAGAGATTGATGAGTGTTCCATCTGATAACTTGTAGTTAACCTGGAACTTTGTTCCTTCTGTAGCCATTTAGTTTCCTCCACTTGGTTTGATATTTAGTCTTGCTGTTTCTTGTCCAACACTTACTGGGACATAACCAATAAGTTCTTTAACCTTTTCTTTGTCAACTGTCTCACGACCTTTAACCTTTGTCCAACTGATTTCGATACCACTAGCAGTAACGCCAATGGTTCCCTCGAAAGAAGATTTAAGTGAATCTCTTTGTGCTTCCAACTCTTTAATCTTCTGATCTAATTGTAGAAAGTGCAAAGCCCTTCTGTCAACTTGCTCGTCCTCAATTACTACATCACTAAGGACGATACGTTCTTTTTTTAAGCCAACACAACCCATCATTCCTGATGCGTCATAGTACTGGCAGTAGCTCTTGCAGAAGGTTGCTTCCTTCTCTGGCTCTGGAGCGCTCTCCATTGCCTTGACTTCATTCAACCACTGCAACGCCTCTAACGCAATAGCCTCGTCATAGTTTTCTGTGTGGACTTTAACATCCTTCTCAGCACCATCACGAGCGATAGCAACTAGGTTGACAGTGTTAACTTTGTGACCGTTCTGTGATAGTAGATATCCATAGATCTGCACGTGCCAACGTTGCTGCTTTGATGGGAAGTAAGAAAGGTTCTTGACCTTGCTAGTCTTCCAGTCAATGACTGCGCCGGTGCTAGGTATAAACAAGTCCACGTGTGCTTTCATATCACCGTGTGCTACCTCAGCTTCAACAAGGTAATCCTTACCATCTGGATCTAGGTGTCCGATTGCTTCCTCGATTGCAGCGTGGATAGCAGTACCCATAATCGCTGCTAACTTAGATTGATCCTCGTTGGTATGAGGTTGTTCATTCAATCGGTACCAGACCTTACGACGGCAACCACCAATCTCTGATGGACCTACCTGTGTCTGAGTGCTGCGATCACGAGTGGCATCCTTAGCGTGGAGCACTGTTAATAGCAGTTCTTTTGGATCAGTTATCATCTGACTTCTCCATCATCATCTCTAATCGTGCAGCCATATATCCTTGTTTAAGATAGTAGTTAGCTGCATATTCATCAGTCATATGAATCTTCTTTACTTCATCCATCATTTCTTATCCCTGTGTTGTAGCCAAGCATCGAAAGCATACGCTGCTACGAAGCCAAGCAATAATCCAAATGCGAACTTCAACATTCTCTTCATCCTTTCTGTTGAGTAACTAATTGAATCGGAGGACAGGTATTGACGTCAAGTACCGACGCGATCTTTATTGCCCGTTCTGCTACCACCTTAGACATCAGCATAGATTTATACGATCCAGGCTTGAGCGAGTATAGATAACCCAAGGCAAATGCTCCACCGCTACCGGCGGTGAAGAGTCCACGTTCGCTGGCGTTAAATGATAGATCAGATCCGATAGAAAATAACATCCCATCAAAGGCTAGAAGGTAGGCATAGCTCGATTCTTTATCGGATGGATCGTATCCATTATCCTTAAAGGCAGCAAAGATACTAGGCAGTATCTTCTTACCCATCCACTCGACGGGATCGTATCCCTTGTACGTTGGTGGTTTCCAGTTGTAGGCAAGGATATCTCCTGGTCGTGAGTCACCCGTGATACCTAGTAGGTAGTTCCCGATGTGAACAATCTTGGGCGTAGCAGTAGATATGATGCGCTGATCGTTGTCGGTGATCTGTGAGTCAGCTGCCATCACGACGAAGTCAGGTCCTTGGATCCCCACGAGTGTTGTCATTGGTGGAGTATATCACACGGCGTGTCTTACATTCTTAATGGTGGGTTAAATGTGTACAATATGAGCGTAAGCGAATAACGGTAAGCGGCCCCTATGCGGGGCCGAGGCTGAAAGCCGAGAGGCGACTGACCACAGGAAGGAGCCGTGCCGGACAATGCTGCTCCGTCTACTCCACCTGCAAAAATTCTTGGGTAGAGGTAAGTTCTACGATGGCCTTCCTGAGCCTTTTGGAGCCGATCTGAGGGCCTTAGGCCCGATCCACGCCTGTACTTGTGGCTGCACTATGTTCAACATTATGGCAGCCTTTGAAGATTATGATATAGCGTGGTGGCATCTGGACGGGACCTGTGCTAACTGTGGAAATCTAGTCACCATACCTTGTCCTGTGGATAACCCTGATGGACCACAAGCTAACGGATATTAATGAAGAAGCTAGGACTGCGATATGCTCAGTCTGTGGTGATACCAAGATCAAACTCAGAGATAAGAACCGACCTCTTCAAAGCAGGTACCGGTGCAAGGCAGTCTATAAACGTAACGTTATCAACTCACAATACCCATACGCAGTCCACAAGAAGAACGCCTGCCAGAAGTGTGGCTTCATCCCAATCCACCTCAGCCAACTTGACGTTGACCACATTGACGGGGATAGATGGAACAACGACCCGTCTAACTTACAGACACTCTGTGCTAACTGTCACCGCCTCAAGACCCATCTAAACGGTGACTCCAACTCTGGTTTATTTTAGGCAACAAAAAATAGGCCCCCACTCCCGAAGGAGTGAGGGCCATTGCCTCGCGCTTATGGGCTAATTACTTAGCACCACGACCAAACTCTGTTGCCTTTGGGTCTAATGCCTTGAGCAATGGACCTGCAATAGCAGCAATTCCTGCTGTTGCTAGAGCTTTTGGATCTGTAACTCCTGCAAGGTATAGCGCAAGTATTGACGCTACTCCTGCACGAAGATATGTTGCGAGCATTGATTTCATCTTTGCGTTCATTTGTTCTCTTTCTTCTTAGGTAAAGGTTTAGGGATGTTAGCCTTTACTTTGTTGATAGCCTTTGGCTGGGGCAGCCAAGGGAACCAAGGCGAGGTGTCGTTGCCGCACTCTTCCTTGATGGAAATATGTAGGTGCTTATTGTGTGGGTTGCTACCTGTGTATTCCTGGTTGCCATTCTTAACAGACCAGATCTTGCCCTTGAAGATTAAGTACTTCACACGTGAATCTGATTGCAGTTTAATAAAGGCAAATGAACAGTCAACGCCTCTTACTGGATCGTGTGTAATATCTACAGCAAAGCCTGAGTTGTGGTCTGAGTTAGGGTTCTGATGTACGTGTGCTGCGCTAGGCAGTAGCCCATCTGATGCTTTCTTCCGCTTAGGAAAGTGTGCAGTTGCTTGACGTAGAGCTGCGATAGCAGCAGGGGTAGCCTTCTTTGCTAATGGGATCATAGTTCCTTCTTCTGTATCAGGATCTGGTAGAGGATCTCTACCTTCTCTTCTAATCGGATGACTGAATCTTTAAGTGAACTGCCAGAGTTAGGCTTGAGTTCATTGAGGTAGTGCTTGACTAACCATTTAACAGCGCCAACGAATCCACCGATGATAGTAAGTACAGCAACCGCTACCGTTGCGTAGTCTTGTGCCTGCATTAGATTATCCTAATTGTGACTAGAAGTGTGCCGC